ATTAACAACTGATTGTTTGATTGTAGAAACTGAAGAAGAGAAGGATAAGAAAATTAAAAGGAATAAACCACTATGATTGGCAATCAAATAATGGTATTGATAGCCCTTTTAATAGGTTATGCTCTAGGCAAATACGAGAAACCTGAAGTTAAGGAAGCTGTACAAAAGGCTACACGAAAGCTAAAACGCAAGGTTAGAGGTGTAAAGGTTGGTGCTGTGAAGAAAACTACACCAGAACAACAGTATATTAACAGCATTCCTGTTTTAAAAGAGGAAGAAGAAGAAATGGAAAGGGTTTTAGATGGAAAAATCCCTTCTATGTAAAGGATGCGGAAAGAAGCATAAAGATAGGAATTGGAAGTATATAAATGGTGGTTGGTACTGCACAAAATATCATAAGCCTAGTAAAATGGGAGAATTTATGCCCAAAAGTGTAAAGGATGAGAGAAAAGAGTATTTTAATTCAATAGTGCAACCTTATAGGGGAGATAATTTGAGTAAAGAATACATAGAAGCACATGGTACTGAAGGTATAAGTGTAACCGAAAAGGAAGTATCTAAAGCTAAAGATGTATGGAAAGACATAGAAGGGTATAGCACTAGAAAGGCTAGTAAATGAATAAAGACATAGAATATAAGCCATTAACAAGAGAAGAATTAACAGTTTATCGTCTTGAAAGAATGCGAGAAGAAAAAATTGTTCAATTAGTAAATCAAGATGTATATATAGACACTTTAAAGAATAATCAAAAGAGAAAAGGGAATAGTTCACAATTAAGAACAAAATTAACAATTAGTATAAGAAGTCTAGAAGCAGAACTATTGGTATTAGAAGAAGATTTAACACTGATAGAAGCTAAACTAAAGGTGGCTAAAAAACTATTAAAATGAACTATAACAATCTAAAGACAAATCCGTCAAACCCTAGAAATATAAAGAAAGAACAGTTTGAACGATTAAAGAAGTCTATTGGTTCTTTCACTAAAATGCTAGAGATAAGACCTATTGCCTATGACGAAGATGGGGTTATATGGGGTGGAAACATGAGGTATGAGGCACTAAAGTCATTAGATATAGAAATGAAGCCTGAATACTTCAAGGAACTAAAGGGTTTCTCTTTAAAAGAAAAGCGTGAGTTTGCTATAAGAGACAATATAGAACTAGGAAAATGGGACGATGATATATTGGCAAATGAATGGTCAGACCTACCTTTAGAGGAATGGGGTATAAACATAAAAGGTTGGGAAGATAAGGAAGAACTCAATAACGAATCAGTTAAAGGTATAAAGGATATAAAGATACTCAATCTATATGCAGGAATAGGTGGTAACCGCAAGTTATGGGGTGATTTAAAAGTAACATCAGTTGAATACAGCGAGGAGATAGCAGCTATATATAAAGACTATTTCCCTAATGATGAGCTAATTATAGGTGATGCACACGACTATTTAGAGAAGCATTTTGAAGAATATGATTTTATATGGTCTAGTCCTCCTTGTCCTACACACAGTAAGTTAAGAAAGGGATTAAGCATGGCAACTGGTGCAAAGCCTAAATATCCTGATATGAAGCTCTATGAAGAGATATTATTCTTACAAGGCTATTTTAAAGGTAGATGGATAGTAGAGAATGTTAAGAGTTGGTATGACCCACTAATAGAGCCACAAGAAAGAGGTAGACATTATTACTGGTCTAATTTTGATATACCTGAATCAAGTATTTTTGAAAAGAAGGAAAATGTAATTGTACAAGTAGCACCAAAGGTAAAGAAGAAATGGGGTTTTGATTTAACTAAATACAAAGTATCATCTAAATACCCTAAAAATAAGATATTAAATAACATGGTACACCCAGAGATTGGTAAATTTATACTAGAAAGTGCATATGACTAAAGCAACTACAGAACCAGTAGGAAATAACCCCACAGGAATAGGAGGTTTTGGTGATAATCCACAGAACTCTAATCCTGGTGGTAGACCAAAGAACGCCGAATCATTTGCCTATTGGTATGGTCAATTTAAGAATATGTCAGTAAAGGATTTAAAAAGTTGGCAAAATGACAATCCAGAAGACACTAGAACTGTAGCATCTGATTTAGCTTTTGTTAGGGTAATTAATGCAAGGAAAGATTTAAGAGAGTTTCAAGAGGTAGCCAATAGGTCAGAGGGTATGCCTAAACAATCAATAGAAACACAAGGAGATAATACAATAACAGTTACAATAAAGGATTATGATGATAGTAAGTAGATAGCTGGGTACTGAGGCGGAAACGCTCATGATGACCTCTGTATACGGAGAGTCTGAGGCAGTACCTAGCTACCTGCTTCTAGCGTAAATAAGGACAACTTCGGTTGTAGTTTTGGAGAATGGCAGAAGCAGGATATACCACTTTTTGGACTAAAAGCGGGATAAGAAAATAGTTATACTTGTAAAGCGGTATAAGTTTGATAATTGAATAGGCGGGTGGCGGAATAGGTAGACGCAACTAAATCCTAGATATTGAGTTGAACTTTGGGCTTTCTAGGGCGAGTTAACTGCTAGTTCATGTAAGGTGCAAATCCTTGCCCCGCCTACTAAATTATGAAGAATAAATTATGATAAATGAAAATGTACTAAATGAAATGGAACAAAGAGGTAGTGAGAAAATGAGTAAATTTATGTCTAGGCAACAGATGGCTAGGAATGTTATTAGAAAAATGAACGCTTTAGAAGTACACCTTATGCACCTAATGGCTGAACAAGAGATAAAAGGTAAGTCAGGAGGAACTATTAAGACAGGAGATATGAATGAACATAGACCTAATATTACAAAAGAAACAAAAGAAAGCATTTTATCAATCGCTTGAAACACCTGTAATATTTTACAATGGTGGGGATAAATCATATAATGATTATATGATAAGAAACTGTCTTGTTTGTGGAGAGCCTTTTACTACCTATCCGAGCAAAATTAAACTAGGTAGGGGTAAGTATTGTTCCAAAGAGTGTTCTAATAGCGTTACCTTAATTAAAAAAGGTCAACATTTATCACCAGAAACTGAATTTAAAAAAGGACGATTACCTAAACAATATAAAGGATGGCGTTATTCTGTTTCAAGACATGGTGGTAGTAAGTATAAGCTTATACATAAACCAGAGCATCCTAATTGTACTAAAGCTGGTTATGTTAGAGAGCATAGGTTAGTAATGGAGGAGTTTCTAGGTAGAAAATTATTGCCTTCAGAGGTAGTTCATCATATCAATAGTAATACTCTTGATAACTCTATAAGTAATTTAGAGCTGTTGGATAAAAAAGAGCATGATAGGAGAAATACTAAACTGAATATTCATAAACGCTGGCAAAGGAATGAGGTGGTTAGCACCCCATGAATATAAATTTGGTATTACAGGAAAAACAAAAGAAAGCATTTTATCAATCACTAAAAACACCAGTTATATTTTATGGGGGCTGACTGGTGCTAGAGGAGGTGGTAAGAGTTATCTGGTAAGGGCTAGAGAAGTATATAGGCGACTAAAATATCCCAATACTAAAGGACTAATTGTTCGTAAGACCTATCCTGAATTGGTAGCAAACCACATAGAACCTATATTACAAGAATATCCTGTCGCTGCAGAAAGACGGGCATACAATCCTAAAGAACATATAGGCTATTTAAGTGGTAAGAAAATTCATTGGAAGACAGGTTCAATTACAGACTTCTCTTATTTAGGTAGTCTTATGGATGTTTATATTTATCAGGGTAGAGAATATGAGGATATAAGCATAGATGAGGTTACACAACACGAGGAGTTAGTTTTTAAGATGTTAAGAGGTTCAAATCGTACTACCAACCCTAATGTTAAGCCTACTATGATATTAACAGGAAACCCAGGGGGTATAGGACATGGTTGGGTAAAAAGAATATTTGTTGATAGATTGTTTAAAGATAAAGAGAAACCAGAGGATTTTGGTTTTATACAAGCTAAAGTATATGATAACAAAGCCTTAATGGATGCAGACCCTGATTATATACAAAGACTTAAAGATTTACCTGATGATTTAAGAAGAGCATGGTTAGAAGGGGATTGGGATGTATTTGCAGGACAGGTATTTAGTGAGTTTAGAAGGGATTTACATGTAATGAAAAGGAAAGTACCTAGTGCTAGTTATCCCCATTTCTTGTGGATAGATTGGGGATATTCAGGTAGAAGTGGAGACGAAGGGGCTTTTGCCTGTTGTGCTGCAGTTTTAGTTAAAGTTAAGTATGGTGACCAAACATTTAATAGAGTTGTCATTTATAACGAATGGTATGGAAAAGGAATGCACCCTAAAGAATGGGCTGAAAAGATATATAAAGAAGCACCCTGTAGAACAATAAAAGGTGCTTATGGTGACCCTGCTATGTTTAATACTCAAACAGATGGTTCAAAACCTATATCTAAACTAATGCAAGAGAAATGGGAAGAATTAAATGATGGTAGGTGGGTAACAATGAAGAAAGGTAACAACAATCGTATAGCAAGGGTTGCAACATTCCATAACTGGTTATCATTAGCGCCTGATGGACTACCTTATATGCTCATAACAGAGAGTTGTCCCAATTTAATAAGAACCCTACCCTTGTTAGTATATGATGAACACCGAGTAGAAGATGTTGATACAGAGGGTGAAGACCATTTATATGACGCTGTAGGATATGGTTTAAGCGCCATTAAGTTCCTGCCTGCAAGAATAGGTGGTATATCAACCAGACCTAAAGACCGTAGAAAAGATGTACTACCAGAGATGATAAATGCACTAGATACTACCTTATTTGAAAAACCTATGAAGAAGGTAAAGGATTGGAGGGTATAATAGAGATATGGCATCTCCATGGAAAAGTAAAGACCCTATACATAATATAAATCATAATACAGCTAGTGGAAAGCCTAGGGCGGCTAAAAGAATTTATACTGTATGGATTGTACCTACAGATAATGATAAGTGGAACATGTACTTCTGTCCTGATTGTAAGACCCCTATAGCTCAATATAAAGGCGATTTAGTAGCTGAAATACCAGGAGAAGCACCAAAACCTTATCCCGTAATGATTCAATGTAAAAATGTAGCTTGTGGTAGGAAGATTTTATTCAAAGAGGCAACAGAGCAGATAACTTACGAATGATATAATATAAGTAATGGCAGACATATTCGGAGAATCAGAAGCACAAAAAGGATTAGAACCTGAAGATATAGAGGAAGTAATTTCAGAAGCAGACCCTTTAAAGATAGACCTTGATGATGATGTATTTGTTAGAGTAATGAACAAGAATATTAGCGATTCTAAAGCATTTTTCAGGACAATACACTTATATGAAAGACGAGATAAGAATGAACTATACTTTTTAGGACAACAGGTAGCAGAGTTAGAAAAGAATCATAAATTAAAACCATATCAAGCCCGTTATTTAGATAATGTCATATTTGAAGCTGAAGGTACTTTAAGAGCAGTTGCTATATCAAGAGTGCCAGACCTTATCTGTAAGCCAGGTGATGAGAATCCAGATAGTCAGAAGTCGGCAGATGACCTAACAGAAGTAATCAATAACAGATTAAGGATAAGGGAAAATAGAACTGTATTAGGTATGGCATATACTCATAGACCTATCTACTTTACTGGAGTAATAAAAGCAGTATGGGATGACGAAAAAGGAACTAATGGAGATTATAGATTTGAAAACATACACCCTGATGATATAGACATAGACCATACAGCTAATATAAATGACGCTGATTCAATGAATTGGGTAGCACATCACTATAATCTAACAGTTAAGGAATGTTTAATGAGATGGCCCAAAAAGAAGAAAGAACTACTTGAATTACTAGGATATGACGAAATACCTGCAGAAGAGAAACTAGCCACAACTATTAAGATTAGTGAGATTTGGTTCACATGGTTTGATAAAGAAGAAGATGAATGGAAACGAATTGAAGGTACAGCATGGAAATATAAGTCATTACTATTTGATAAGATTAAGAATCCATATTGGGATTGGGAAGGTGAAGACACATTATTTACTTTTGATACATTCAAAGGTGTTAAGAGAAAGATAAATGAAACAGATGCCAAATTAGCTATGATGATGGGGCAAGTTGTACCAAACTCATCCAACGAGAAGATTTATTATAATTATTTTCAAGACCCTAGAAAACCATTCTGTTTCCTAGGATTTAACCAATTAGGTAAGATAGCCTATGATGAAACATCAAGAATAGAACAATGCTTATATTTACAAGATAATGTCAATTTAAGAGGTACCCAGATATCTAATTTAGCAGCAGGGGCTAAAGGAAAGAATGTCTTTAGTACAGAATCAGGATTAAAGGCTTCTGATGTAGCAGAGATTGATATGGGTAATCCAGATCAGGATGTACTTGTAGATGGAGATTTAAGACAAGTTTATTCACATATACCAGGAACTCAACCTACTCAAGCACTATTTCAAGAGCAAGATATGAACAGAGAGAGATTATTTAGTAAGGAAGGAACTAATGCAGCTTTAAGAGGTATAAGAGGTGGGGAGAACACAGCCACACAGACACAGATATTTAAAGAATCAGATTATACAAGGATAGATGATGAGGTTGAGTCTACTATTAATTCAGCAGCTGAATGGATGGCAGATTGGGCAATGCAATTTATTAAACTATTTTATACAGAAGAACATTTGGTAAAACTTGTAGGTGCAGGTGGAAAGACTTTACATATGAAGATAAATAGGGATTTAATTGAAGATGGAATGGAAGTAGAGGTATCAGCAAGTTCAGTAGATAAGTTAAGGCGTAAGAGAGAAGCATATGAGTTAGCAGGTATAGGTAAAGGTGACCCAGTACAGTTTTATAAGGATATTGAAGCATCAGACCCCGAAGGTAGAGCTAAAGCAGAAATGTTATTTAATCTATCACCTATGCTTTATTTCCAAAAGTATGTAGAAAAGAATGAAAATACAGAACAAATGACACAAGCATTAGGGGAACAACCAGTGAATGCAGAATTACCTAGTCCTGAAGCACAAGCAATTCAGGCGGCAACAATGCAACCGCCAGAAGTGGGGGTGTAGTGTTCAAGATTGTAAAGAATGCAGAGGGTAAGTTTGTTTTACAAAACGATTCTTCTACAGTTAAAAATGATTTAAAAATTTCAGGTTTAACCGCAGGACCACTTCCTACATTTTATCAAGAGAAAGTAAGACCTACTATAGTTGGTGCCTACGATAAGGCTGTTGATTTAGGTATCCAAAATCCAACTGAAGAATCAAGGAAAGTAAATACTGCAGTGGGAGGAATGATAGAGAACTATTTTTCTAGATTAACAGGAGGAAGTCCAGAAGAATACCGAAGAAATAAGGGATTAGCTGAAAGAATAGAGAAGAAAACTCCGTTAACTGCAGAGGAGCAGAAGTATGTAGATAAAAAGTCAATGGAACAAACAATAGCAATGGCTCAACTGACTGGTGGGGTAACAGATGTATCAGGGGGTGGTTTAGGTTTATCTGGCATACAGGAGGCAATGAATAAGGAAATAACACCATACGAAAGAAAGATGCAGAAATTAACAGATGATTGGAAGAAAGCATTAGCAAGAGGAGATACTGATAGAGCAGAGGTATTACAAAATCAAGCACAAAGACTTATAAATAAACAACCTATTAAAGATTTAGGTTATGTAGTTAAGGGTGGTAAAACACCTGTAGTTAGTAAAGTACCTACAGAACAGAAATTATATCATGGGACAACAGCACAAGGAGTGGAAAAACTTAAGCCATCTGGTTTAGTTGGTAGTAAAGGTGAAGCAACTATACCTGGTGTGTACTTATCAGAAGATTATTCTACAGCGTCTTATTACGCAAGGAAGGATGGTATACAGATAAATAACCCTGTAGAGACTACTTTTAAAGGTAAATTACTTGAAGTTGAGAATATAGACGAATTAAAGAAAGCATTAGGACTCCTAGACTGGGACGCTGGAAGTAGAAGTAAAATTCCACAACTACTAGATAATAAAGGATATGACGGGGTAAAAATTAAGATGGGTGGAGAGAGAAACGAGATAATAGTTACAAACGCTAGAAAATTAAATTGATAAATTTCAGTCTGAAAGGTATAATTATTGTATGGCAGAAAATAAACAGGATTTACCTGTAACCCCTATAGAGGATAAACCTCAAGAAACACCTGAAGAAAAAGTTGAAGAGCCTAAAGAAGAACTCATAGATGAGTCTAATGAAGTTATTGCCGAATTCCTTGAAGAAGAGCCTGTAAAGGAAGTAGAGAAATCAGAGGATGAAAAGGTAGAAACCCCAGAAGAGGAAGAAAAGCCATTAGAAACGACTGTAGAACCTAAAGAGCCTGAAGTACCTCTAGAGGAAGTTGTAGAAGAAGTCAGAGAAGATGAAAGAGAAAAGGTTAAGGAAAAGATACTTGAAGCTATTGGAATAGGTAAGGAAGAAAAGAAATTAGCAGAAGAATCAGGCTTTGAGTTTGCATGGGAAAAACGAGGTGAAGATAAACCTGCTACATGGAAAGAACAATCAGAAGAAACATTAAAACTTTATAAATACCAACTTGCAGAAGAAAATAAAACTGCACAAGTAGAGAGAGATAAAGTATCAAAGGCAATGTCTGAAAGGGAAAAGGTAGTTAATGAGGAATGGGATAAACAGATAGAATGGTTAGTAGAATCAGGTGAGATACCAGCTACAGACCCTAAAATAGTTCAGAAATTAAAAGAAGGTAAGGTACTAACTAAAGCTGATAGAACAGACAAAGGACTTGTGGCACAAAAAGAGATATTTGAAAAGATGTACGAAATAGACCAGCAAACAGGAGGAACAGGAGTTAAAGACGCTGTTCATGTTTATACTAGATATATTAAATCAGTATCAAAGAAACCCGCAGGAGCTAAAGCACCAGTATCAGGCGGTAGGACACCTTTATCAACAGGTACAGAAGAAATAACCTATGATGAAGTACACAATCAAGACTTTGGCCAAATAGTAGCAAATCAGTAAAAGTTTGACATAACCCCAATAAGTATTAGATAATATATGTAATAGGAATTTATCCTCGCAATTTGCGGGGTATTTTTTTTTCTTATCGGTATAAAGTTTTTGGAAAGTAGGTGAATAATTTATGGCAATTGGTGTTACACCAGATGGAATAAACCCTAATGCAAGAATCAACCCTACCACAGAACGAAAGTTATATGCAAAAGTTGTAGATAATGTTTTAAATTCTAGAACTTATATGGCTCGTATCATGGGAATGGGTAAAGCTTTCAGAGGAAAAACTTACGATATACCTATCAAAATAGTTGATTCAGGTCTCGGAGAATTCTTCGCAGGTCTTGAAAATCTATCTACAGCAGCATCCGATACCCTTATTGAATTGTCTTTTGCACAAACTGCATTTGCACAACCAGTAGTAAGTATCATGTTGGAGTCTTTTACTAACTCTGGACCAGAACAATCTATTGATTTAGATGTGTTCAAGTTAGAAGAAGCTGTAATGGAATCAATTCAAGCGCTAGGTTCCGCTATCTATGATGGCACTTCAGCAGCAAACGAACCACTCG